TCCACCAGCAGTGACAGTGCCTCCAAAGGTGTCGTCTTGACCAAAATTACTATGGGTAAATGCATTAACGCCACCAGCAGAAATAAACGGTGTATAAATTCTGGTGGTGCTTGGAGCAGTATATTGGCCTATTTGAGTTCCATTTTTGTAAAAAGTAACTTGACGAATAGATGCATCATATGTAACCCCAATAATATCACTACTTGAGAAAGTTGTAATAGTGCCTTGACTAACACCATCCAAAAACAGTCTACCATCATAATACAATTGAACGGTATCGCTGGAAGCACTATTTGTAGCCGTTGTATCTTGACTCAAATCTACTGGACAAATACCAGCGCAGAAGGCACTACCACTAACAATTTTATTTTCCCAATACCATTTTCCAGAAGGCATACTAAATGTTGATTTAATCTGTTTGTTATCCTCTGGAGCTCCTTTGAGATTACCGTTCTGTAACTGACCAGCGTTAGTCATCGTCAATGAAGACCAAGTAGCAAAATTATTCGTAGGCGAATCTGGAACATCATCGTAACCAATATCATAATTGATAACTTGAACATCATCAACTCTAAGGTCATAAATGCTGATAAGTGAGTTACTATTTGCAACATACCATTCAATAGATGTGAGTGTTCCAGTAAATCCAGTATCGAAATCCACTGTTCCACTTGAACCTAGATTTACATATGAACCACCGTTGATTTTATATTTACAATCTGTTTGTCCAGTAGAATACTTAAACTTCAAAGATGAACTAACTGTAATTGGTGTTGCCGGAGTATAAATGAAAGATGCAGAAGTTGAAGTATTAGGGCCTTGTATAGATGCAGCTGTAGAGTTATCTCCATCCAAAATTTTATAAAGGTTATTTGGATAATCTAAATTTGAACCAGAATATTTTACAAGAGAACCACCAAGACTATTTGGAATCCAGTGATTGTTATTCCCACTACTATCTTGTGAATCTGTTTCAAAATCTAAATGGAATCCATTTGTGCCGTAACTTCCAGAATAAGCCTTAGTCGCCCAAACCCCATAATACTCTTCTGCAAAAGAAGTAGGTGTCAATGCCTGACCGTCAATGAAATGAATGTCGGATAGGTAGCCGTCAAAAACCCAAGATTGTCTATAAAAATAACCCAAATACTGTATAACATTATTGTTTACAGCAAATTCATCATTTTGATTGATGGTTAAGCCACCGCTTAAAGATTGCTGAATACCATTAACATATATTTTCAGACGGTCAGATTGAGTTGCTTGAGTTGTATCTAAGACAGCGACAACGTGATACCACGCCGTGGTATCACGAAAGACAGCAGCAGTTCCTAAATTCCCAAAACCAGCAATATCAAAATAAATTTTGTCGTCTGACCCAAATACAAATCTTGCATCTGTCGTCCCCTTGCTTGCTGTTTGACTTTGTGCAGCAGAAAATAAGACAGCTTGGTTGTAAGACAAGTTCCCACGCTTAACCCAAGCACTCCAAGTCCAAGTTCTTCTATCACCAGCAGCAGAAGATGGAATTCTTGTTAGAAAGGCAACTCTATTATCATCAAACCTTACACTGTTATTAAGTTGTGTTGCATAGATAGGACGAAGAACAATCAAATTAAATGCACGAGAGTTTGTCTGATTCTCATCATCAGTTGCAGTCACAGTAAAGTTATAAGTTGTATTAGATGTTACATTAGTATTTGGTGTTCCAGTAAGTTGTCCATTTGCAGAACCCAAAGATACACCAGTGGGTAATGCACCAGATGTTACAGAATACGCAAGTGTTCCACCATCTGGTTCAGCAGCAACAATAGTAATTGTTGACATTGTATCATCTTCTAAAATAGAACCAACATTACCAGCAGCAGTTGTAAATGCTGGAGTTCCGTTATATGAAATACCGTTAGTCAAACTTGCCTGCAATCCATTAGCGTTTATTACTATAACATCATAATCACCAGCAGTCTTTGCTGGTGTGGTAAAGGTAATAGATGTTGAACCGACAACAGAAACGGAAGTTGCAGAAGTTCCACCGACTGTCACTGTTGCACCAGACTTAAAGTTTGTTCCTGTAAGAGTAATAGTTTCTCCACCAGCAGGATCAACGGCAGTTAAAGAACCAGAATATGCAAGAGAAGTAATAATTGGTGGACTGTCAATAGCCTGCCAAGAGTTAGTTGTAGTGTTCCACTGTTCTAGTGTTCCTTGATCCGTATTAAATCTCATGTAACCAGCAACAGGACTAGATGGCCGTTGTGCAGTTGTGCCATGAGGAACACGAACAAAATCGCCGTCTAAGTCCAAATCATGTGCAAGTTTGGCAGAAGTAATACTATCGTTACCAATCGCCGTTTGTCTAATTCTAGTTAATGGCATCTTATTTTCCCTTTAACATCTTCTGTAGTTCTGCTGTGCTTCCCACAAATAATGCGTTTGTTACATTCTGAGGTGCAGAGTTAGGAACTTCTTTGAGTTTCTTCATCTTAGTTTGTAAGTCTCCAAGTTTCTCTGTGACTTCTGCAACCTGTTTTATCAAGTTCCCAGCAACCTCATAGGTTCTAGGATGTTCTGATTCTCTTGCAAGGTCTAGGATACCATCAATTGCATCCTGTCCTCTTTCTATCAGATTATAAAAGTTTTCTCTCTGATATTTATAATCATTGTCAATGTCCTCTTCATTCAGTTTTGTTTCTGGAACAAGAACTGGTTTCGGGGGCGTCACATCTCTTGTCGTTGTTTCTACAACATCTGTAACACCAAGTACATTATCTAAAATATCAGTCTGGTTAGACATTTAATCACCTATGGTTTTGTCGGCCACACCACATCATCAAGAGAACTGTAGTCCTCTGTAATATCACGAAGGGCCTGACGATATGCAGTCTGTTCTGCCGTCATTGTAAGGTCAGAACTTGCCCACCAATCAGTTGCAGCAATCAATCTGTCTCTTTCTGCACGAAGTAGTTTTAGTGGTTCTGCGGCATTGAGTTCTGTGCGTTTGTTATCTACAGTTTCCCAAGTCAAACCATCTGGCCAGTCAGCAGAGTTATCTGATTCAATTGCAGAACCGTTATCAGTTGTTCCGATAACTTTTCTGAACATCTGTCTGAACTCAGCATCTGTTGTAGGTTCTCCTCTGAGAACCCATTCTGTAATTCCTAATTCTTGTAGTGCGTCTGATACTGTTGCCATTATGCTATCCTTCTAACTGTAAATCCAGAACCAATATTTACTGCATAATTTGAGTGATTACAATAAAATTCAATTGCAACAGTTGGAACGGTTGAAGTATAATCACGAATTTGACCAGACATACTAACATTTGTATATAGTTGTGTTTCACCATTACCCAAAGCACGAGCAACAGCAGGGCCATCTTCTGTAAGTTTTATTAGTAGACTAGAGTTTGATGCATTACCAGTTCTGTCAGTTGACGCATATGCAGAAAACTCGTATATACCATTTGTTAGTCCACCAATAGTCCATATTGTTCCGTAGTTTTGAATATCAGAACCACTATTATCGTGAGACTTTGTTGCAGTAATTGTATTTCCAATAGAAGTATATGCATCCATCGAACCACCCGAAGCGCCATCCCACGAATTATTTCCGTTTGCATCTGGAAATACGACAGAACGATAGTGTTGAGATGCACCTAAAATAGTGTTGAATGTGATTGCATTTGAACCACTAGAATCTGCAATTGTGTTTACATTTATCTGACTCATTGTGCAATCTCCAATACTGAAATCGTCTGGTGAGCTTGGTCATTTGCATGGTGAGGAACTTGAAAATAATTACTTTGCGCTCCTGCTTTGACCTGCATCTTAAATGTCACCGCACTCGTTCCAGTTGTTGTATATTCAGCTGCAATATTAATAAACACAGGAAACCAAATTGAATCACCAAGTTTACCTAAATTGTCACCTATAACTCTGTATTCTTTACCAGCACTTCCAGCAATATGTGTTCTAAAAGATGATTCTACATCTTGACCAGATGGGCCTCGAATTCTTCCAAATACATTAAAATTTATTAAACACTTACTTCCAGAATATTTTGGTGTATACGAAATTGTTACACCAGTAATATCTGTATAAGAGGTTGATGTGTAAGATTGTGAACCACCAGTTCCAATACTATATTCTACTAATCCATAATTAAGAATACCACCAGCAGGCAACTTAACATTTGCAGCTGTTGTTGCCCCTACGATATTATCTACTGTTAATGTTGATGCCATTCTCTATCCCCTATACTATCGTAAGATTTCCACTGACTGTGAGTGTCACTGAAGATGCAATTGT